TGTCCGAATTGGGCAACCTTGCCCGGGTACCTCCTCCACGGAGAGTGACGGACCGTATATGGGAACAGGGTGAACAGGGTGGGTCGGTTAACCGCTAAATGAAAAGCCTCACGCGGGGGTTAACTGGGCTCCCTGTTCACCCTGTTCCCATACATGCTCGGACACGGAGCGTAGTCCGGAACGATCATGGATTCTCGGGGGGTACCTTCCGGAGCATGAAGGATTTTTCTAGGAAACGCGAAAAGATCGAATTTCAGGTAGACGAAGACGTTTTCGAAGCTGCGCCCGCTATTCCGGCTGGCGTTCTTACTCAGTTCGTCGTCAAGTTCTCTGGGGTGGAAAATCTTCCTGCGTCAGAACGTGTGAAGGCTTTTGGGGAAGTTCTTGAGATGGTTCTCAAGCCCGAATCGTTCGAACGATTCCTGAGACGTCTCGAAGACCGAGAACGGCCTATCGACATCAACCAGCTAAACGACATCATTGTGTGGCTTATGGAGCAGTACGGCCAGCGCCCTACCATGCCATCTCCGGACTCGTCTTCTGGGCAACCCAACCCGGAGTCTGGCACGAACTTGACGGGAGCCACATTGGTAGGGGTATCGAGCTTCAATCCCTCGAAGTAGATCAGTTTTTGAATCTGATCTATGCCGAGATGCTGAGGCGTCTTTCTCCGAAGAAGGGGCAATCCATGGACGACGCACGGCGTGCGCTGGACGGCCGCCTAGGGGTGGCGTCATGGGGCGTGGCTGGCGTTCTCCCAGCCTCTGAGCCCGAGCGTGACCCCCAGGCCCCATGGTGGTGGGACGGGGCTGAGAACGCCTCTCAGGGCTTCCTCAGGGCTCAGGGGGTGGCGCTGTGACCACTCCAACCGGCGGGGGACTCGTTGGGGATGCAACGATCCGGATTACTGCGGATACTGATCCCGCGATCCTTGCTCTTGCCGGGTTGACCCGAGATGCAGACGGAAGACTGAGGGATCTTCAGGGAAGGTTCGCTTCTACCAATCAGACGATCAACCGAACCCTGACTAACATAGGGCCAGTTCGGATTGACGTTGATGATGACGAAGCTACGAATCGTCTTCGACAGTTCAGCACGAATGCTCTCAACATCCTAGGAACCATCGGGCGTGCGGCCGTACCTTTGGCCGGTATCGGTGCGGCTCTCGGTTCTGCGGTTCCTCTCGCTGCCGGTCTTGCTGCCGCTGTATCCAACGTGGCTCCCGCCGCTACAGCGGCAGCAACCGGCATGATTGCTATCCGGCAGGCTGCGTTCACAGTTCAGCTAGCCATGATCGGTGTCGAAGACGCCGTTACGGCCGCATTCGCTACCGGAGAAGGAAGCGCAGAAGCTTTTCAGGAAAGTCTTGAAGGTCTCGCCCCTTCTGCACGGAACGCTGTCCTTGAACTAAGGGGTATGCGTGAAGAGCTGGTAGGTATCCAGCAGTCTGTACAGCAAAGGTTCTTCGCAGGATTCGCTGGTGAGATTCAGGATCTCTCCACGTCCGTTCTTCCTCTTCTCGATAGCAGTCTTAACGTTACTGCCATAACTCTGAACCAGATGGCTCGGGGAGCTTCCGATGCTGCTCAAGAGCTAGCAGAAGACGGAACCCTAGGACGTGCCCTTGGCGGAGCAACGAACGGCCTGTTCAATCTGAGAGACGTTCCTGCTCAGGTCGTAACCGCGTTTGGTCAACTCGCGGCGGCAGGTGCTCCCGCATTCGATCGGATTACTGAGGCTGCCGCAAATGCGGCAACAGGAATCAGTGAACGGCTTTCCAGTGCAGTCGAATCCGGAGCATTGGACGAAGCGGTTCAACGTGCGGCTGATGTTCTTTTCTCTCTGCTTCCTATTGCTCAGGATGTCTTCGGAGTCTTGGGCAATCTCTTCGATGCTGCGTCAGTCGGAGGAGACGATCTGTTTCAGGTCATCGGATCAGTCTTCGATGCGCTGAACCAATTCACTGGAACAACAGGCTTTCAGGAAGCCCTAGGCGCACTAGTCGAAACCATGGGCGTAGTTGGCGATACGCTCGCTCCGCTTCTTATCTCCGCGCTTGAAGTTCTCGCACCTGTCTTCACTACTTTGGCTGAGCCCGTTCAGCTTCTCGTTACTAGTCTCGGTCAAGGGCTTGAGCCCATCATTATTGCTCTCGGTCCTGTCCTTCTTTCTGTGGCGGAAGCACTCGGTTCTATCCTTAGCGCTATCTCTCCTCTTCTTCCCGTTGTCGGACAACTGATTGCCGCACTCGGTCCTAGCCTTACTCCAATCTTCGAGTTCCTAGCCCAGCAATTCGAGCTCTTCGCTCCCGCCATTCTCGAAGTCGTGTCAGTTTTGCGGACTGCTTTGCAACCGATTCTCGCTGCATTGCCTCGGGTCATTGAACCGATTCTTCAAGCTTTCTTGCGTCTGATCGAAGCTGCTCTTCCTGTTCTTCTTCAGCTACTTGTCGAGCTTTCTCCGACCCTGGTTCAGCTCACTGTTCTTCTCGCTGACCTTCTTCTCGTACTTACTCCGTTGATCGTGGCCACTCTCGATCTGGCTACGAATTTGCTCAATTTTCTGATGCCCGCGATCAGTGCGGTAATCGGAATTGTTGGCGGTCTCGCTCGTGTTCTGGGTAACTTGGTAAACGAAGTAATCCGAGGCGTAGTCATGCCCGTTATTCGAGCCTTGACAGGCTTGATCAATGAAGACTTCCTGAGCGCCCTCACGTCTGCGAGAAACGTAACGTCCCGAGTTCTGAACGCCATCGGAGGATTCTTCCTAACTCTGGCCAGCGTAGTTAACACGGCTCTACAGAACACGGTCGGATTCGTCCGAGATCGTGTTGCAGATATCGTAGAGTTCTTCCAGAACATGCCCGGACGGGTTACAAGCGCTCTATCTCGGTTCGGAAGTAGTCTAAGAAGTACGGTTCGGAACGCGGTTCAGCGTGCCGTTGATGCAGTGACAGACCGAATCGACCGCGCAGTAGAGATCATAGGGAACTTGCCAGAACGTGCGGGACGTGCTCTGGGAAACTTGGGCCGAACTCTGTACAACGCTGGACGTGACCTGATTCAAGGCTTTATAGACGGAATCCTGAGCCTGGGGGATGCTGTTGAAAACGCCGTAGGCGGGTTGGTTGACGCTGCTACCGGGTGGCTCCCCGGTTCTCCCGCTGAACGGGGACCCCTTTCGGGTCAAGGCTATGTCCTTCTCCGTGGCCAGCGTTTTACGGAAGACTTTGCCCGGGGTATCCGAGAGCCTGAACGTATGGTGCAGGAAGCCTCTAGAAGCCTTGCCAGTTCGTCTCTGAGCGGTTTTAACGAGCTTGGGCGACCTAACTTGCCTTTGGCTCTTACTCCGATCGCAGGAACGTCAGCAACGGCCATACAGGGGCAAGTTCAGCCGATCATCAACTTCACGAACCGAGGCGTCATCGGTTCCCGGGCAGAAGTCCTCAACTGGCTTACTGCCGCTCTCGATCAACTTGCCCGACAGAACCGATTGCCTGAGAACACTCGTCCCAACCGTCCTAGCCTGAGGAACCGCTGATGTGGGCACCTTGCGTTTCTGGCGCAGCGTATACCATTGCTGTTGACTGGAATGAAGACGGTTCTTTCTCAGGGCTGGACGTTCTGACAACGGATGTTCTAGACCAGGGCATCACGACTTCTTATGGCCGAGATCAGGCGAGACAGCTAAGCCCGAGTAAAGTTGGTGACGCTGCTTTCTCGGTGTGCAATGTTTCTCGGGTCTTCTCTCCTGAGAACACGTCTTCTCCTCTGGTTAATGATCTAGGCGCAGCGCGACCAACCAGAATTGAAGTTGAACTAGAAGGTGAGACATATCCGATTCACTCGGGAAGAATTGACGATTTCAACGTTAATGCCGACTTCTCGAATAGATCAGTTGATTTCACGAGCCTTGATGGTCTCGCACTTCTTCAGAACGCGGAGATAAGCACCGCTGTTTACCGAGCACAGCGAACAGGCTTCTTGATCAATAGAATCCTAGACTCGATCGGCTGGACTGCACCGAGATCGATCGATGTTGGCGCCAACCGTCCCCCATGGTGGTGGGCAGAAGGCGTTGACGCACTCAGTGCGGTGAACTCTCTCGTTCTGTCTGAAGGTCCTCCCGCTATCGCTTATGTCGCTCCCGATGGAACCTTCGTGTTCCGGGATAGGCATCATCGAATTCAAGATGCTCCGTCTCTGACTTCTCAGGCGTTCTTCAATGCTAATGAAATCAGTTGTGAAACTCCGGTAGTTTCTGGCTTCAGCTATACTCCTCCTTTTACCTATGATCATGGTTGGCGAGACATCATCAACCATGTCACTCAGGACGTAGAAATCCGAACACCAACGGCTGAAGACGAAGTAGTTTGGTCCGACGAAGGAACCTACACGATCAGTTCTGGTGAAACGATTACGATTAATGCCGTAGCCAATGAGCCATTTATTATGGCTCAGGTTCCGAATCAGAGCATCGACTTCGGAACCATCTCGGGTATTGGAACACTGACAGTAACCCTATCCAGAACTTCGGGTCAGTCCACTCTTATTCGCCTTACTGCTTCAGGAGGCTCCGTAACCTTCACCTATATTCAGCTCAGAGCCCGAGCACTGGATACAGGCGCAAGCCTGAAGATCGATGAATCAGATAGTGCTTCGATCTCCACACATGGAGACAAGACTTACCCAAACAATCTCGAATGGGTGAACAGACACAATGCACAGGCAGTAGCATTTGTGATCCTGGCTCACTATGCGCAACGTAGGCCAATCGTTCAGCTCAGAGTCGTATCGTGTGATCCTGAGCATTTTGTGCAGATCTTGACTCGGACTATTTCTGATCGGATTACTATCCGTAACGGTGAACTTGGCCTGTTCGATGACTTCTTCATTGAGTCAGTTGCACATTCAATCCAAAGGATCAATCCGGATCAGCCTCCCGTTCACTCTGTCGTATTCGGATGCGAGCGAGATATCCTAGAAATAGAGAATTGCTTCACATTCGACGTCGCCGGACGGGGATTTGATCAGGGTGTCTTCTGCGGGCAGGGCACGGATGATCCTGATACTGTTTTCATCTTTGATGACCCTCAAAATGGGCAATTTGATTTCGGAGTATTCGGAACATGATCCGAGTATCGGATCTTTTCTGAACGGAGTTCGGAACATGAACGAAGCGCGGGCGTACATCTATCATGGAGAATGGGTAGCGGATTGCCCGAGGCAATGCGGGAACGTTGAATTCCTGTTCAATCGGATGGGCAAGAAGGGCCCAAGGACGATAAGGAAACAGGTTTTCTCCTGTTCGTACTGCGGTCTTACTGCCCCGATCGAATGGGCGCCAAACGAAGAAGAGCTAGAGATTACCCTTTCTCTTCGCCCCATTCCTCATACACGTAATTGGTACCCAAAGGGTCATCCGGTAGCAATCAAGTATGGTCTTCCGGATGGGCAATCTATTCATGATCTGGTTGAGGAAGCCCGACAGCACGGTGTGATTCCCCCTGAAAGGAAAGCGGTCTTCTAATGGTCTGGACTCCCCCTCTTACCGCTATCGCGGGATCAGTGCTCACAGCTGCCGAATGGAACACTTCAGTTCGAGACAACCTGAACGAGACTGCTCCCGCTAAGGCCACTCAGGCAGCGACGCTTTTTGTTGGTACTGGCGTCAACTCGATTGTTGAACGTCTTCCCGTCGAAGACGCAATCGTTACGCAGGAAACTACTACTTCAACAACCCCTGATGATTTGGCTACAGTCGGTCCAACCGTTACAGCTACGACAAGCACGAATGCGATCATCTTCCTTCGTTCTGGTCTTCAGAATTCCATAGCGGGAGCAACGACGATCGCAGGATATGAGACTTCAGGGGCAACTACGCTTGCAGCAAACCTTGCTCGTGCTATTAGCTCTGACGGATTGGATGCTAACTCACGTATTCGTGTAGGAACGACTATCTTTACGGATGATCTAACTCCCGGATCTAACACTTTCCAGATGAAGTATTGGGTATCGGGTGGAACAGGGACGTATATCCACAGGCAGATTTCGGTGATCCCGCTATGACTTCTCCTTTTATCTCTGGCTCTGACGGATACGATGGGAGGAAGGTCTTAACGTAGTCGAGTACAATGGGAGATGAACCGCTTACGGTGACCGATGTTCGCATTGACGGGCTGTACTGGAAGGACTGAACATGTCTGACGCTCGTACTCAGTACCTGATTGAACAGGCTACTGAAGAACGGATCTCAAATCTCGAAACTGAGCTTGACGCCGTGAGGACAGAACTTGATCAGATTAAAAAGGCTCTTGTCAAGCCCGAGCCTCAGCCTGTAAGGAAGCCGATATCTAAGTGAAAGTTCTTGTCTATCCTGCGGACAAATATGGGTGCGGCCATTTCCGTATGATCTGGCCCGGAGAAGAGCTGAGGAAACAAGGCTATGATGTTGATGTAATTTATGGTAAGGATAGACACGTTCGGGTTCACCTTGAAGGTGAAAAGGTCGTAGACGCAGAGATTGAAGCAGATGTAGTTGTCTTTCAGAGACTGACTCATAAGTACATGTCTCAGGTCGTCTCGGTTCTCCGTTCAAAGGGAATCGCTGTTGTCGTAGATATCGATGACGACCTGAACGCAATTGATCCTAACAACCCGGCATGGAATATGGTTCATCCTAAAGAAGAGGGGTGGCCTCATTCCTGGAAGCATCTGAACGAAGCCTGTCGGACAGCTACACTCGTGACCGTCTCGACTCCTGCACTTCTAGACGTGTACGCCAAACATGGCAGAGGGCACGTTCTGTACAACTATCTTCCAGATCAGTACGACGGGATTCCGCATACAGATTCGGATGTGATTGGTTGGCCAGCGTCCTACCATTCCCATCCGAATGACCCGATAGTAGTAGGCGGAGCTATTGCGCGTCTCGTCTCAGAGGGTTACTCGTTCAAGATGGCGGGAGACGCCTCGGGCGCGGGAAAGGCGTTCGGTCTGGTCTCCGATCCGGAAGGCCAGCCGTGTTCGGTCGAAGAGTGGCCGTACGCTGTTGCTCAGTTCGGGATCGGGATTGCCCCTCTTGCTGATACGAAGTTCAATCGCTCGAAGTCTTGGCTGAAGCCTCTTGAGATGAGCGCCGCTGGCGTTCCATGGGTGGCATCCCCGAGAGCGGAGTACGAGCGTCTGCACGCCCTAGGAGCGGGTCTCACGGCCGAACGGGGGCGCGTCTGGTACAGGACCCTCAAGAGCCTCGCGGAGTCCTCTCAGCGGCGCTCAGAGCTTTCTGAGGCTGGACGTGAAGTAGCTCGCGGACTCAGACTTGCCGATCATGCGTGGCGTTGGCTGGAAGCCTGGGAACGAGCCTGGAAGATCGAGCAGAACAAGGCATAGAGAAAGCCCCCGGATCTGATCCGGGGGCTTTCGTTAATTAGTCAGTCGGTATTCTGCATTATCTGAGCTGAGGGGCCCTGCTGATTCTGGATAGACTACTATGCGAAGTTGAGCGTCCGAGTTTGACATACTGTAACGCTCTAGCTGAACTTCTGCGTCATTCAAGGATCGGTACTGATCTCCGATTATGTGCCAATCCCCAGAGCGCTCCCCGAATACCTGAACGTAGAAATAGCTCACTTCTTCTTGTCGTCCTCCCTGGTCTGGTCTCGTTTCTCGTGCTTCCTACGGGTGCTAGCTGAGGAACGGCGCTCACGCCCGGTAGGATTCTGGTTCTCGTTCTTCTTTTCCTCGGCCATTCTCAGTCTCGGACTGTTCGGGCGAGGCTCATGAGACTTCTCGTGAGTCCGAATAGCTAGGGCTAGATCCGGAGAGTCAGGGAGTACACGCGTGCATCTCGGACACTTCCAGTCGCTCAGTACGGCAACACCTTCTTTCCGGACGGAGTGCGCCTGTCTGGCTCTTCCGACTCAGGTTTCTTCTCTTGCTTTTGCTTCTGTACCTGTTTCGCCATTCCAAGACGCTCCGCACGCGAGACAGAGTCTGTGATCTTCCACGTTGATCAGCTTACGGTTCTCGCAGATAGGGCACTTAGCGCGATTCCTCTTGCGCCTGAGCTGGTTCCTTTGATATGTGGTCATCCCTGCCCAGATCCCTACGTCCCCATTTCTGAGAGCCGAGTCAAGGCATTGAACCATCACGGGACAATGGTCACAGAAGAATATCCGTGCGTCTCGTACATTCTCTTGTTCCCATAGATCCCCACCTTTGTCGGGAGGAAAGAAGAGCAATGCTTCCGTTCCGTAGCACGCTGCCCGAAGATGCCACTTAGGGAAGCCCGGCAAGTCAGCTTTTCTATTAGGAAGCTTCAGCATTGCTCTTCTCTCTTTCCTACGTCAGATGATCTTCTTGACCCTCTGACCATCCGGGACAACAGCCCGGTAGTCCTCCCCAGATCCATCACGCTTACCCGTGACGGTAGAGCCATCCCGAGTCTGAATCCGGTCATTCTCCCGGAGATTCTTGGGGTCAGTCCATCGTGACATCTTGTGTTCCTCCTTTCTCAATGGACCGTAAGAGGCACGGTTCGTGTCCGTGCCCCAAACGGCTCACTGAGAATCAGGCAAGAACGTAACGGGTATACAGACTGTGGATCATTTCGTAGCACTCGGACTCAACCATGTCATGCTTGCCCTGAGAGAAGCAGTCCTCAGGATGCACATTGTGCTCAGTGCATCGGGGAACAACGTACCGGCTACGGTGAACCGTAAACTCCACGATACGGTCAACTCGCCACGTCCGGGCCATGCCAGTCTCACGGTCCATGGCCTTTACGATCTGCTTGCCACCCTTGGTGAGCCCCTCGGGAATCTCGAAGATCTCGATGGTACGGACGGTCTCGGTACCGTCTGCCCGGATGTAGGAGATGGTGACCGGGTTCTGACGCTCAGCTGCGGTCTTGAGAGCCTTCAGGGTCTTGGTCTGGTCCGTGGCCTTGATCATGATCCGAGTCCTCTCGCTTGTTCCTTCTGATGAAGAGTTTAGCTAAACCGATGGGAAGCTGTCAAGGCCCCTGAGAGAAGTTCTCTCAGGGGCCTTGAGGTTCAGAGCTGAATCAGGTCAACAGCCTTCTTGTGCTTCCCGAACCACTCGAACTCTTCCCACTCTCCCGCAAGTTCGAACCCCTCAGACTCGATCACCTCTTCGACCGTCGAACCTTCCGGGATCTCGATCTCAGTACCTTCCGCGTACTGACCCGAACCATCCGGGTCAGACACGATCTCAACGAACCTGCCGTAGTCAAAAGCAGTGATGGTCATTGGGCTTCCTCTCGCTCGTTCCTTCTGAGGAAGAGTATAGCCTAGAAACCTCGGTTCTTGTCAACCCATCCTAGAGGGTCGGACTCGAACTCTTCTCGATCGAACGTAGGTTCGGGCTCTTGCTCGAACCCTTCTGGCAACTCGGGCAGAAGAAACTTCTTATATGTCTCTTCAGGCATCATCGTTGATCGCTCCTAGAATTTGCTTGACTGTGAACGTGGCGTAACCAGGCTGATTACTGATCAAACGCAAGATGCGTCGATAAGCGTTGTAACCGTCTCTAAGGGCTTCCTCCGTCATCTGCGCTATTTCCTGGCTCTCTCGAACCCTGAGGATGGTTCGAGCCGTCTTGCAATCCTCACGCTCACACTCAGGCCAGCCACATGGACGCTGAGAAGACATTGTTCGACACTGCATCAATTCTCTACCCTCTTCCATAGTTCGATTCGGTAAACACCCCAAGACTTAGCAATAGTCACATAGTGGTCTGCGCCACGGCCGTAACTAGTCAAAGTCTGGGCATAATGGTTTAGCTTATCGTTTACTTCGTCTTTAGTTAGGCCACCCTCTAGAATTTCTACAAACTCAGACTTCTTCTTGCCCATATTCCTCATTCCTCGTTAACAAAGACTCGGGAGGGTGCTCCCCTCCCGAGTCTTTGATTTCCTCAGATTCGACCTCCGCACACGGGGCCGATCCCCTCACGAACGCTGGTCTCGTTCGTCAGCTCACGTCCGCACTGGCAACATGTGCCAGTCTGCCGACCGTAAGCCTTAGCCTCTTCGAGCGTCATCCGGTTCTCAGGCTTGATGTTCCGGATAGCACCACGCTCGAACTGGAAACCGTCTTCGGTAAGAACCATGGCGTACAGGTAACCAGACTGAGAGCGCTTGACCTTGTAGACCGTTTCGCCAACCTGGTACACGCCCTCTGAAAGACTCTCGTTCGTCTGAACCTTGGGCTGAGCCTTCTTGATCTGGTGAACTCGGGTCTTCGTGGTGTCGAGAAGAGCGCTGTAGTCCTTGAAGCTCTTCACGCCGTTCCACTCGTCTTCGAGAGCGGAAGCAAGCTCCTCCCGGCCAAGCTCCCGAAGCTGGCTCATCAGAGAGGCCCAGAACCGGGCCTGAGGCTCGGTCGGAGAAACAGCCTTCTTCTGTCCCGTCCAGCCGGTACCCTTCCCGCTCTGCGTCTTCCGCTCTTCCCGCACTCGGAAGTCAGGAGTCAGCTTGTGGGAGGCCAGAGCACGGGTCACTCCTACGCGGAGAGTGCAAGGGTCGTTCTCGGTGCAGCAACCCTTGTCGTGCTCCGACTGAGCCTCGATCATCATCTGCTCTTCGTAGGTGGCGTAGCCCATGGTCTTTGTTCCTCTCGTCTGTTCCTGTGTTCCTAAGTCTAGGATACCCAATCCTCGTGTGTCAAACCCCCTGAACCAAAACGGTTCAGGGGGTTTGGTTGATCATTATTGCTCGGTTATCTTTTGAAGTGTATCCATGAACTCATCTGCACTAGAGTATGAGTCTTCACACTCTTTGAACATTTTCACGATAGTTCGAAGATCTTCCTCCGAGTACCCGCCGACGTTCAAGACAGCTTCCGAACCGTCCTTGAAAGTCAGTGTCAGCTTTGTCATGTCTTCCTGCCAGGCAAATCGATCTGTGGACGTAGATCATCATGACGGGCGTAAGTGTCTCCGCCATTGGGAAGACGGATCTTGCTCTCTGTGGCCGAACTGTCGGTCACTCGGCCCTCAGAGAAGGTATGTCCGTTCTTGTCCGTTCCCTTGACGATCTCGTCCCGGAAAGGCTTCATTGTCCGGCCCACTTACGAACCGGGGCAACTGTAATCTTGCTTCCCTCAGCAACAACCGGGTATTCGGTCTTTCGGGACTCTTCGTAAGACTTGTCGAACGAAGCAGCAAGCTTGACCTTATCGGACATAGGGCTTCCGTCCGGGGCTGTCTCTTCCTTGCGATGCTTCCCCATTACTCGGTTCCTTCCAGCTTGTACGACTTGACTTCAAATCGTTCATGTCGGTCAGCCTTCTTCATGGCCTCCATGCGGTCAAAAGCATACGAGCTGTTCAGGGTTGCTACCTGAACAGTCCCATGATGGTTAACTACCAAGTACACGCGCTTGTCTTCGCTCATTCTCTTATTCCTTAGAGACAGAGGAAGAGGCGTACCTAGGTACGCCTCTTCCAAATTGGATCAGTACGTCATCGAGCCGTCGCCAACACCATTCTTCAGGTCGTCCTTGTCCTCAGGCGAAAGCTCCCGCCACTCCTTACTGAAG